GTTTGCTATAAGATATTACTATTTAAAGAGTAAGAGATATGGCAAAGGCGAAGAGTAAAGGAGATGTATCTAAGTTGTTCAAGGTAAAACCAAAGAAGAACAATAAAGGAGTACATTCAAAAAACAATAAGCCTGATAAGGCGTATAGAGGACAAGGTAGATGTCGATGAAAAAACTATTAGAAGCATTTGTAGGTGTAAATGGTGAGGTAAGTTCTAAAAGACTTGTAGGGATTTTAGGTGCTTTGACATTATTTGCGAGTATGATTATATACCATACTAGTGAACTTATAGATGCTGTTAAATGGGTTGTTATATTGGCATTGGGATTTACTAGCATTGAAAAGTTTAAAAGTGAAAATAAATCCAGTTCCATTTAGTGCATCGAATTATTTTATCGATGAATTTCCAAAGAAGCAAATTTATTTGCACCACACCGCAGGTAATGGTAATGGTGAATTAGTTTATAAAGGTTGGTCAAGCAACCAAGAAAGAATAGCCACTTGTGTAGTTATTAGTGGCAAGTCTCACAAGGATGGCCAAATTAATCAAGGTTTTAATTCTAGTTTTTGGGCGTACCATTTAGGATTGAAGCATGAAATTTTTAATTTAGCAGGATTGCCGTATCAAAGCCTAGATAAAATTAGCATAGGCATTGAGATTTGTTCATGGGGTCAATTGACTGTAAAGGATGGTAAGTTTTATAACTATGTAGGTAGAGAAGTACCTGGTAGTGAAGTTTGTGTACTAGACAAAGAGTTTAAAGGCTATAAGTATTTTCATGAATATACGGATGCACAAATTGAAAGTGTTAGACAATTGCTATTATTATTTGGAGAAAAGTATAAAATCCCTTTGACTTTTAATGAAGATATTTTTAGTATAACCAAAAGAGCATTGAAGGCTGAACCTGGCATATACACTCATAATTCAGTTAGGAAAGATAAAGTAGATGTTTATCCAAACCCGAAATTGATAGCCATGTTAAAGAGTCTTTAAAAAATTTTCTTATTTTTTTTTGTTATTTATTTTGTTTTTACAATTTAAAATACTAATTTTACATGGTCATTAAGATATAAATAGTATGAACAAAGAACAATTTAAAACAAAGTACGGCATTGACTCTAATGATGATATGCTATTAGTATTCATTTCTAACATCAGTGATGTTGAAGAATGTATGAAATTAAAGTATGAAGATTTAGGTATGAAAGTCCTACAGAGATTAAAGGAGTTTGTTATTGATTATCGTAGGTTGTCATATGGAGATATGAGAAGTAAAGAAGCATTAGAAATAATGAATACCAAGGAAATATTAGACCAAGATGAAAGAAATTTTTGTGTCGAAGTTTTAGGTGAATTAGCAAGTAAGAATTTGTTTTACAAAAGATGGGATGAAACTTGGTTAAATTTAAATATTTATTCAGAACAAGTGAAAGATGAATTTGATTTAAAACAAGAACAAGGACTATAAGTAAAATTTAATATATGGAGAATTTAACAATTAATGAAGTGTCTAGTTTTGACACGACTTTAAACTTGCTTGAGAAAACAGGTTTAAATTGGACAGTAAGTAAAGAGCCTTTATTTACAAGTGATGGCAAAGAGACTGAAAGTTTTGGTATTTTTAGAAGTGATAACCGAAAATGGTTAGGCACAGTAGGTGTTCGTTATGAGCCTTACCAAAATTATCAGTTAGCCGAGTATTTAGTTGGTATTACAAGCAATATCAATTGTGAGGTATCTAGAGGTGGTATGATTAAAGAAGGCAAGAAAGTGTTTATGCAAATTGAATTGCCTGATGATTGGGTAGGCAATAGTGCTATCAAAAGATGGATTACGGCATTGTCGTCACATGATGGTAGTTGTTCAATTGGCTTAGGCAGTACGAATACAGTAGTTAAATGTACTAACACTTTTTATTCAGCACATAAGGATTTGACTAAGTTTAAGCATACGCCAACAGCAAAAGATAAGATACAATATGAAGTTGAGAAGTTTAAAACTGCAATTGAACTTGATAAACGATTGATTGAGACTTATAAAATCATGGCAGACACTAGAATAAGTTCAAGTAAACAAATTGAAGATGTAAAAAACACATTGTTTGGAGAAAACTTTGAGAAGAAATATCGTAATGACCAAAGACATGCATTTGATTTAGCACTTAATGCAGAGAGAGAGATTCATGGCGATACAATTTGGGCGTTATTCAATGGAGTTACTAGATACACGAATCATTTTTGCGAGTACAATGATAAGAATGAGTATTTGATGTCAGGTTTAGGATTTAAGAATAACTTACTAGGCTATGAAGAGTGTTTAAAATTCGTAGAAGAAAATAGTAAACCAAAATTGCAAGTTGATTTTATTAGGATTTAAGAGCATTTAACATGGGGGTGGTTACTCACCCCCTTTTATTATAAGATTATGATTTTAACAGAAAACCTACTAGATATACAGCAATATACGGAGGAGGATATCATTGAATGGATGAAAGTAAAAGTTAATGATTATGTTTACTATTATTCAGAGTTTGGTGATGGTCCAGTTTATGTTGCTAAATTTTTAAGATTAGAGATGAGAAACAAAATACCATGTATTGTTTGTAGAAGAAAATTTGGTGAAGATTGTTGGGGATACATAAAGCAGTATAAGATAATCCGTAAAAGAGATGTAAAAAAATCAGAACTTTTTTGGTAAAATATTTTGAATTTTAAAAATAAAAAACTAATTTTACAGCATGAATTTGAAGAACGAAATATTAGGAGACTATGAGACATTTGTAATGTCCAAGTATTTAGGCAACATTATTGATTTGCCTACATTGTACTATGATTTGATGAATTATAGTGAAAATGACAGAAAGTATTATTTAAGGCTTAAAGTAACTAATGTACTAGGTGATTACACCGATGACAGAAAAACTATTTTAAATGCTTTATTAGGTGGTTTAGATTGGGAAGCATTGTATCAAGAATTAAAAGAAACAATAGAAATAGAATGGACACAAACACAATTGTAAAAATGGAGGATGCATTAGATGAAGTTTTTAGTAACTCTAATGAAGTGCTTGTTGAATTGACAGGCAAGAATTACAATACGATTGCATCATGGAGGTTTAACTACCTTAACAATGCTATGAGTATTGAAAAGAAGATTGAAATTTTAACTAGGATGAATTACGAATTTATTGAACAAAGCAAATGGAAAAGACAAGCAAAGTAACTAGAGTAACAGGTAATGGCTCATGGGATAGCCAATACGGAAAGATGTACAAATTTGAAATAGAATTTGAAAACGGAGATATAGGCAATTATAATAGTAAGATTCTAGAGCAAAAATCATTTAAAGAAAATGATACATGTACATATGATATTACTACCAAAGAAGTAAATGGTGTTAAGTACCATACAATTAAGCCTGTAAAACAAGCATTTGTGCCTCAATCATCTAAAGCAAGTGAACCAGAAACTGGTAAAAAGATTGCTAGAATGAGTGTACTAAAATGTGTGACAGATTTGGTTGTATCAGGTCACATTAAGTTTGATGTTTTGTTTGAGTATGCTAAATTGTTTGAGGCTTATGTCGAATTAGGTGTTAATCCATTCGGTGAGATTTATGCACAAGAAGAAGTGAAAAAAATTAAGGCTCAAGACCCTAGAACACATGATTTGCCTTTTTAAAAAATTCGTAAATTTACAAGTTCAAAAAAAGGGGGTTTTTTATGCCCCCTAAATTTGACTTAAATAATGAAGAACTCAACAAAGATAAAATTTAAATATGAAAGAACAAAACGAAGAGTATGGGAATTATTTTGTGATATTTCCTTTACATTTAATGGACAAGTTATCGGCTAAACGATGTGTACTAATTGGTATATTGTTGTCTTTAGCCAAAAAAGAAGGTTACGCCTATGTAAGTAATTCAGCATTATCAAAAATCATGAGATGTTCAATTGAAATGATTCAAAAAGATTTAATGCAATTAGAAGGAGAAGGCTATATCAAAAGAGATGTTATTCTAGATAGTAATAATCAAGTAGTATTTAGAAAGATTTACCCCCTCACCTCATTAGTTACAGCACCTATAGTAACCAATTCGGTTACCCTCACCTCAGAAGTTACACCACCCCCACCTCAAAAATTACTAGTATATAAAGATAAAGATATAAATATAAAAGATAAGATAAAGTATACTAATGATTTTGAGTCCGTTTGGGATTTGTATTGTAAAAAAGGTAATAAGGTTACTTCGTATAAATCATGGCAAAGATTAAGTGCAATAGATAAACAAGATGTAATGTCTAGAATTGCTGATTATGTAAATAACCATAAAGAAGCAAACAAGTTAGAGTTTTTGCCACATTTAAGCACCTATTTAAATCAGCAAAGATGGAAAGATTCATTACCATATGAAGTTAAGAATAAAAAGTTAGATAAGTTTAATATTAATTGGGGATAGTATGTATATATTTCAAGCAACAAACAATCAGATTGGGGAAATTTTAAAAGAGTGCTGTATTCTAAGTGACTTAGAACCACCAGTTGAACCTAAACTAGTAATCGAATTTATTAAAAAGCATTTTGGTAAATACGAAGTCGAAATTATTAAACAAGCATTAGAATGTTGGATTGTAGGCAAGATTGAATTTAAAAAGCCTAACAACCTAAATGCACAATTCATATCTACGCTAATGTATAAGTGTATAAGAGATGGTTATGTAGGCAAGGTACACCAATATATAAAAGAGACTAAAAACGAGCCTATGCAGGAAATTACTAAAGAAATGCATGAAGAGTCTTTGGCAATGGTTAAAAAAGAATGGGGCAAATATGAGGTATCTAAAAATTTCAGTTCATTGTTAAAATATTTCGAAATTCAATATGAGTACATTTATCGTAATTATGATAAGATGAACTATAGTGAACAAGAGAGGTTAGACATGAAAAATGAATTAATTAATGCAGTACATGAAAGTAAGATTAAGCAAGAAAAAATGAGTAACCCATTTATGTTTGATTTTAGTAAGATAACAAGTGTAGTGCCTAATGTTAATTGGGATAGAGTAACTAGTGTATGTTTATATTTTAGAAAAATGTATGAAGCAGATAAATCTATTCACTAATGAAGTTGATGATAAGCCAAACAAGTATTCTAGTAAAATAGAAACCCCAATTTATGAGTGCAAAAATCAAAAGCCTCATATTTTAGAATTGTTTGATAAGACTAAGTATTCAAGATTATGCAATGAAATAGCACAATCAGATGTTAGTGATGAAGAAAAGGCTTTTTTAATTGCTTCAGCCTCAAGGCATATTGTGTTTAATTATGAAAAAATTGCAGATTACTATGCACATGCAGATAAGAGTTTACAGCATTTAATGGAGAAAAGTGGTTTAGTCATCATTGATTTTGAAAATGCAATCCAATATAATTATGTTAAAATGTGTGATGAAATAAGAAAGCAATATCTTGAAGAATATGGAGAATGATTTTTGTGTGTTTATTTTAACACATGGTAGGCCAAATAATGTAGTGACTTACAAAACACTTAGAAATTATGGTTATACAGGTAAAGTGTATTTTATATTGGACAATGAAGATAAAACTATTGATGAATATAAAAGTGTTTATGGTGAAGATAGTATAATTGTATTTGATAAAGAGTTAGTTTCTAATAGTGTAGATGAGTATAATAATTTTGGTACTAGAAATGTAATTTTATTTGCTAGGAATTATTGTTTTGAAGCAGCCAAAAATCTAGGTTACAAGTATTTTTTGCAGTTGGATGATGATTATTATTATTTTGGGTATAGATATGATGAAGGTGCGAAAAAGATTAAAAATCTAGATAAAGTATTTTCAATAGTTTTAGATTTTTACAAGGCTACAAATATCAAGAGTATTGCATTTAGTCAAGGAGGAGACCATATAGGTGGATTTAGTGGCATAAAGTTGAAGAGAAAATGTATGAATAGTTTCTTTTGTTCTACAGATAGAGAGTTTCAATTTGTTGGCGTGTTGAATGAAGATGTAAATACTTATACATTGTTAGGTAGTAGAGGTGAGTTGTTTTTTACTTTTACCAATTTGCAGTTAGACCAAAAAGATACACAAAGCAATAAAGGTGGAATGACCGATGCTTATAATTTAAGTGGTACTTATATAAAATCGTTTCATTCAGTATTGAGTTGTCCTAGTAGTGTAAAGATATCAATGATGAATACAAACTATGTAAGATTGCATCATTCAGTTAATTGGAATGCAACCACTCCAATGATTTTAGATAGCAAAGTAAAAAAATTATGAAAATTATTTTGTTTTTTAAAATTAAAATAGTATCTTTACATGGTTAAATAGAATTAACTATATGAAGAACAAGAAAAAACAAGTTAGAGCCACTACAAATTTATTTTTGCAAGATGTTGTTAATGTAATGTATGACAAAAAGCAAATTAGTATTGAAGTTAGAAATCAAAACTTAGAAGATTTGAAATGAGTTTCATTAATTGCAAAACATTAGTTTATCAGATTTTGATTGATAAACCTCACACAAGAGATTGTGACTATTATTTGTATAATCAAGTATTAAAGCATTTTAATGCACAGCATATAACGGCACTTGATTTGATGAAAAAAATGAAAGAAGGTTTGATATTTAATTTTGAAACTGTTTCTAGAGCAAGGAGATTATTGCAACAAGAAAATGAATTTTTAAGAGGTGCAAACTATGTGTTGAGACAAACAAAATTACAAGATATAAGAAAATCGGAGATAAATGGATATAGTAACTAATGAAGCAAGGCAAAAAGCAGTAGTATTGTTTTCTCAAATGATAGAAGCGCAGGAATCATGGAGAAGTAATATACCCTTAGCCAAGCAAAGTGTAAGAATATTGATAAGAGAAATGATGTTATTGCCAATGCATGAGAGTCATTATATTTTTTGGGATGATGTTCTTACAGAATTGAATAATTTATGAGAAAGTTAGATGAAAAGGATGCAGAAAAAATTTCATGGGTTATTGTCTTAGTTGCTATATATGTAACGATTTACATGTCATTTATTTTAATGATAATAGACAATTATTTAAGTAAGTGAACATTAGACTATTAGATTTTGCAAAAAGACACGATGAATGGATTAAGATAGCCGTTTATATTGGTGCAGACCAAGAATTTGCAAAAGAAATAGTTCAACAAATGTATTTGAAGTTAGGCGAGATTGAGGTAAAAGAAGGTAGTTTGAATAAACTAATCAATTATGCAGGTGGAATTAATACTGTTTATGTGTTTAAGGTGATTCAAAGCATATATTTTGGTAATTTTAAAAATAAGGATTTAGCAATATTAGAAGAGATAGAGTACGAGATTCAAGATAGTAATGAAGAGGAGGAAATGTATGATATATTGATTAGAAAGATTAAAGTAATTATATCAAGTTTCGATGAATATGAAAGAATGTTACTAGAATTGTATTTTGTACATGATAAAAGTTTAAGAGATATTCATAAAAGTACAGGCATAGGAGTACACGCAATATTTAACACGATAAAAAATGCAAAACAAAAAATTAAAAGACAAACCGAACAAGAGTACAAAAATTACGAAAGTAGTAGAAACGGAAGAAAGACCAGCATTAGGTTTAGGGGATTCAATTGCTCAACTGACGAAGATTACTAAAATTGATAAACTAGTTAAGTTTATTGCAGGAGAGGATTGTGGTTGTGATGAACGCAAAGAAAAATTAAACAAACTATTTAGGTATAGTAAGCCTTTGTGTTTGATTGAAGAAGAGTTTAATTACTTAACGGAATTTCAAAAGAGTCAATCCAATACTTTAAGCAAAGAAGAAGCAGATAAAATAGCAAGTATATGGAATCGTGTATTTCAATCTAGAAGATTTTATAGACCATGTACATGTGACCCAAAGGCATGGCAAAATATGATTAACGAACTTTTAATGATTTACAAGACATATGAAAGCAACAGTTAGTGTTAGTTATTTGTTTGATTCAACACCAACAAAGAAGGTAGTGTATAGAGTTTGGTATAAAGGATTAATTGTTGGGGAGTACCCAGTAAAAGAACAAGCAGAAAAGTTAAAAGATAAAATAAATGGAAGTATTAATTAAATCGATTGATGAAATCAAAGAAAACCCTAATAATCCTAGAAGTATTAGTAAGGGTAAATTTAGAAAGTTAGTTAATTCTATTAAGGAGTTTCCTAAAATGCTAGATGTAAGACCTTTAGTAATTAATTCAGAAGGATATGTTTTGGGTGGTAATATGAGATTGAAGGCAATCAAGGAGTTAGGCTTTCAAGAAGTAAAAGTCATAGTTGCAGATGAATTTACTAAAGAACAAGAGAAAGAATTTTTAATTAAAGATAATTTGCCATTTGGAGAATGGGACATTGATATGTTGGCAAATGAATATAATCTAGAAGATTTAGTTAATTGGGGATTTAGTGCAAGTGAACTAGCATTAGAAAAGATAGAAGATATAATTAATGAAACGGAGTATGATGAAGACCCTGTTTATCCTATTTCACCAAAAATTAGTGAGAAGCATGACTATGTTATGATTGTTTGTGATAATTCAATTGACTATAATAATTTGTTGACCAAGTTAGGATTGGAGTACAATCAAGATTATAAGTGTCAAAGAGTTGGTATGGGAAGGGTAATTATGTTTGATAAATTTAAAAAAATATTCAATGAAGGAAATAGTGAAAGTGGTGATAATGAGCCACAAAAGACCAACAAAGGTAGACACAAGAAAGGTAGTAAGTAATTGTATTATTAGTGTATCTGAAGAAGAGTACGAAGACTACAAAAAGTTTAACCCTCACAATGAATATCTTGTACACCCTAATGATGTTATAGGACTAACAAGTAAAATGAAGTGGATACATAAGCAATTAGGCAATTGTATTTTGATGGATGATGATTTAAATGCAATGAATAGATGTTATGTAGACAAAAGTTTCGAAGAAGGATTCAAGGTTGATGACCCAGATTTAGCATGGGAATTGATACAATCTACTGCCTATGTAGCAAAGCAATTGAATTGTTCAATGTTTGGCTTTAGTAATACGGCTAGACCACTTGATTATTCATCATTGAAGCCATATTATTTGACAGGGTTTGCTATTGGTGGTAGTCTAGGTTTTTTTGAAGATTTTCCTATGGATAAATTAGATGATGCATGTATATCAGCACAAGATTACTTTTGTAGTGCATTGAGTTCTTATTATAGTAGAAAAACTTTTATCAATAGAAAGTATGCATTTACTAGTAAAGAGCAAACATTTAAGTCAATTGGAGGAATGTCAGAACATAGAAACACAGATACAGAGAAGGCAGATTATTATTTGTTAAAACAATATTTTGGTAGTGTTATTGAAAGAAAGAAGCAATCCAATTTGAGAAAGTTGCAGAATCATTATGAAAGAATTTTAAAAATCCCGTTTTAATGGAAAAGTTTTATTTAGATAGTTTAAAAAATAATGATGCCTATTTAATGAATGGGTGGTCAAGTGTAGATATGGCAATCAAAAGGTATTTGTTTGCAGTTCCTTTGTATAACAAATTTTCAGTAGAAGAATGTCCAATTATATATGATTATGGTTGTGGTACTGCAAATTTCAATGAATATGTCAAGCATAGAAAATATGTAGGTATTGAAGAAATTGAAGAAATGTACCTTAAAGCAAAAGAAATGTTTCCTAATGTAGAAGTACACCATAAAACACTAGAAGATATGAATATTGGTGTATATGGGTTTAAGTCATTGGCTATTGCATTAGGTATTTACATGGTAGGAGATAATGATACAAGAGAAGAAGTAATAGAGAAGACTATAAAGCATTGTAAACTTTTATGTGATAGACATTATTATGGTTATTTGTTTAATTCTAAGCATGACCATGTAGATTATAAAGAACCACACATGGTATACTATAATTTAAGTGAGTTGATACATAGATTGCAAGATGAAGGCTTAAAGGTTACATGTTATTTGTTTGATAAGTATGAGTTTTTTATGCATGTTAAAAAATTCTAAAAATAAATTTTGTATTTACAAATAAAAATACTACCTTTACACTATGGATAAGAAGAACACCAAATACGAAATGAGAACGAAGTCAGGACTTGACTTCTATGTAGTAGCATCGGCTTTTCAAAAAGCAGTAAGAAGATGTGATGTGCAACAAGCAATGTACTTCGGTACGGAATTATTTATTAGTGGCTATGATGAATATGCATGGTCAAGAATAATTATTATGGTATCAGAAGATATTGGTATTGCAGAACCACAATTACCCTCCCAAATTCATGCATTGTATGAGTTTTACCAATTGTTGAAGAAGAAAAAAAACAAGCATGTTCCAGAACGATTGCAATTTATACATGCAATCAATTTAATTGCTAGAAGTCAAAAATCTAGAATGGTTGACAATTATTTAGGTATGTATTTTGACAAGCGTGATTTGTTAGGTAAGGTTGAGATACCAGACCATGTGTATGATATGCATACAATCAAAGGTAAAATCATGAAGCGTGGCAATGACCACTTCTTTGAACATGCAGCATTTATCAATAATTGCCCTACACATTTACAAGAAGAGGAGTATATGTTGCGTGACCATATGCAAAAGATATGGAGTGAGAACAACAAACCAAGTGAGGTGAACATTGAGCAAATTGAATTATTTTAATGAGTAAACAAATTATATTAGTAGTAGTTGCCCACCCTGATGATGAAGTATTGGGGTGCGGTGGCTATTTGTTAAAGAAATCAATTGAAGGTCATGAAACACATGTATTGTACATGAATAATGGCAATACTAGAGTAGGAAACCATAGAAGTGAAATTGAAAACCAAATACAAAATGTTGCAAAACGATTAAAGTTTGTTGCCCACATTAAAGATTTTGTCAATAATAAGTTTGACACCTATTCTATAAGCAATATGGCTGATGAGATTAGGCAATTAATCAATGAGATAAAGCCAACAATTGTATTGACACATATTAGCAATGATTTGCACCAAGACCATTTGGTTGTAAATCAAGCAGTTATGATTGCAAGTAGATTTATGCCTAAGAGTTCTGTCAAAATGGTTATGACCTTTCCAACTATTAGTAGTAGTGAAGTAAACCCTAGTTTTGATTTCAGAGCAGATGCATTGTGTGATATTTCTGATTATATAAAAGAAAAGATAGATGCAATGGATGAATATGTATATGAACAAAATGCATTTAGTGAATTGAGAGGTAAAGAAGGCATAGAAGGTTGGGGAAGGTTTTATGGTATGCAAATCAATGTACCTTTTGCTGAAGGCTTTAGAATAGAAAGGATTGTCATATGATTAGTTGCATGATAAGTCAGCCGAGGTATTTGCCTAGTATTACATATTTACATAGAATTGCATATGTAGATACCTTAGTAGCATACGATGATGTTCAAAGAGTAGCAAGAGACATAGAGAACAGGAATAAACTTGTCACACCTAATGGCAAACATCAGATGATAACGATTAGTATATGTTCTGGCAAGAGGGAATTGATTAAGAATAGTATGCTATGTAGTCATGATGATTACGATAGACATGCAGAAACAGTTAAGCATTTCTATAAAAATAATTTGGTGTTTTATGACCAAGATATTGTAGATGGTTATTATAATGCTTTAAAATCTAGTATGCATATGAGGGATAGTTTTGTAGCAGGACTCCAATACCTTATAGACTTGTTTGAAATGGACACCAAAGTAGTTCTGTCAAGTTCCTTAGAGTACGAAAAAGTAGGAGGAGCAGAACAAATAGTTAAGATATGTAATGCAGTAAATGCAGATAAGTATATTAGTGGTAGAGGAGGAGTAAACTATGGAGTAACTAAAGAATTTTGTGAAAGTCATGGAATAACATTGTATGAGTATTACAATCATGTACACCCAGAAGTTGGTTTTTTTTACCAAATATTCAATGATGGCTTTGATAAATGGTATAATGTATTCAAAGAAAGTAGAATTGAAGTGTATAATAAATTAGACAAAGTAAACATATAAAAAAAGATGAAGACAAATAAGTACAGTAAACTAGACACAAATACTATTGACTATTGTCAAAGTGTAGGTGTAAATCCATTGAAGTTTAGTATGTGGATTCAGTATATTAAGAATCAGAATCAGAAAATATATTTTGATAAATTAAAAAAGTTATAGTTATGGAAGATGAATACGATTTTTGGTATAACGAATTAGATTGGTAATGAAACCGCATGTAAAAATATATCTTGATTATTTTAAGTACGACTTGTATGACTTTATTCCTTGTGAGGTATGTGAATCTAGAGCAGTAGATATTCACCATATTGAAGCAAGAGGAATGGGAGGTACTAAGAAAAAGGATGAAATTGAAAACCTTATGGGATTATGTAGAGAGTGCCATGTTAAGTACGGAGATATATCGGAGTTAAAGGATTTTTTAAAGAAGATTCACAATTTAAGAATGGATGTTAAATGAAAAAGGCATTAGAAAAAAGCATAGAGGCTAGAATAGAGAAACGAGAAAACAATAAAATAGATTTCCTAGAAGCCTTAGAAAAATCGGCAGGTAATATTAGCATTGCTTGTAAGCAAATCAATGTAGGTCGTAGTACATTTTACAAATGGATGGAAGACCAAGACTTTGCATTAGCAGTGAAACATATTGAAGAGTCGATGATTGACCTAGCAGAAACTGCTTTATACAAGCAAATAAGAGAAGGAAATACTTCGGCTATTATATTCTACCTAAAGTGCAAGGGTAAGAAAAGGGGATACGCAGAAAAACTTGAAATAGGCACAGAGGATGACAATCGTATTAAAATTGAAATCGTAGATGTTCGTACTCCAAACTAATGTTGTATTTAGGCATTTAGTAAATAGTCAAAAGAAAATCATTGTAGAGCAAGGTGGTACTAGAAGTGGTAAAACCTATAATATATTGATGTGGTTAATCTTTGACTATTGTATGAATAACAAAGGCAAGATTGTATCTATAGTTAGAAAAACCTTTCCTGCAGTTAGGGCATCAGTAATGAGGGATTTCTTTGAGATATTGTCTAAGTGTAACATGTATAGTGAGGAGTTTCACAACAAGAGTCAGTTTGAATATTATTTGAATGGCAATACGATTGAGTTTATGTCCGTTGACCAACCACAAAAAGTAAGAGGTCGGAAGCGTAATATATTGTTTATCAATGAAGCAAACGAATTAGACCTAGAAGATTGGAGGCAATTGCTATTGAGGACCACCGAAAAGGTGATATTGGATTTTAACCCTAGTGATGAGTTTCATTGGATTTACGATGAGGTATTAATTCGTGAAGATGTTGAATTTTACCAAACGACCTATAAAGACAATCCCTTTTTGGAACAAGTAGTTATTGATGAGATTGAAAGGTTAAAAACTATTGATGAAAATTATTGGAGGGTTTATGGTCTAGGAGAGAGAGGTCAAAATAGAAGTACAGTATTCCAATTTATTATAGCAGATATACCAGAAACGGCTAAGTTAAAATCATATGGATTGGACTTTGGCTTTAGTGCAGACCCTTCAAGTCTAGTAGCGTTTTATATAGATGGAGATACTATATACTTCGATGAATTAATTTATCAGACAGGTATGACAAACATAGATATAGGTAATGCAATAAAAAGTATTGGTATAGATAGAAGAGATGTTATATGGGCGGATAGTGCAGAGCCGAAGAGTATACATGAATTGTATCAGTTTGGTTATAATGTTAAAGGAACTGTTAAAGGTTCGGATAGTATAAATGTTGGTATTGATATGATGAGAAGGTATACTATTGCCTTGACCAAGAGAAGCCTCAATTTAATTAAAGAGTTTCGTAATTATAAATACATAGAAGATAAGATGGGTAGGCTAACTAATAAGCCAGTAGATGCTTTTAACCATGGTATTGATGCATGTAGGTATGCCGTTTACAATACTATGTCTAGACCAAATTTAGGCAGGTATTCAATACGAGGCTAGTCTGTCATAATTCAGTCATAAAAAAAATTTATGTAAAAATATTTTGTATTTACAAAACTAAATTGTATCTTTACATGGTAATTAAGAATACAAATATATGAAGAACACAATTTCAACATCGCAAGAACTTGTAGGCAAGTTCATTAACAGGTACTTATGGACAGACATTCAACCAATTGGTAAGATTGTTGGCATTAAGTCTAAGACTACAGTCTTTGTTCAAAAGGTAGTAGCAAGTGAGAACAAAGTAAAGATGGAGTTTATTCCAGGAGGTTTCTCGGTTCATTGTACAAATGATTCTAGTCAAGAGTATGATTTTATTGAGACAAATGAAATCATGGAGATTAGATTAAGTAAGCAATACTTGAAGTCTCATGGTATTGATGAAAGACCTCGCAATTATTACGATTATAATTTTTAAGCAATGCAAAGAGTAAAGAATATAATCATTAACACGATGAACGCTTTGTTTATCCTAGCATTTATAATTGGTTTATTAGTAAGTATATTAGAAAGAATATGAAAGTACAAATTTATGTTGGCACATATGCCAAATACAACAACGGAAGTATAGAAGGTAAATGGATAGATGTTACCGATTTATCAAAAGAAGAGTTTGAGCAAATATGTAAAGAATTGCATAATGATGAAGAAGACCCAGAGTATATGTTTCAAGATTGGGAATGTCCTAGATACCTAGATAATTTTATTGGTGAAAGTGGTATCATGGATAAATTTTGGGATATCAAAGAAGAGGGCAATGGATTAAGTGATGATGATTTGGAGGCATTCTCAATATTTGTAGACCATGGACACCCCGCAGATTTAAGAAAGTTTAGAGATGCATATAAAGGGCATACTAATTCGTTCAATATTGAAAGAGATTTTGGTTATGAAATAGCAGAAGAAATGGGTTACATTGACCAAATGCCAGAATCGATTAGGTATTACTTTGATGCAGAAGCATTCGGAAGAGATTTACTTATGACAGACTTTTGGGAAGAAGATGGTCACATATTTTATAGTTTTTATTAAGTAATAAATTTTGTAGAATCAAAAAAATTAAGTACCTTTACATGAATAATATGAAAAAGAACACAAACCCTAAGTACGAAGAAATGGAGTATGAACTTCAAGATGACATTAATGGATTGAAGTTATTTTATGCTCATGATTTTAAAGATGCCCCTCAAGAAATTGATGATGAAGCAAAATGGATTATTGGTAGTATTGAAGAAGACCTATTGGAGATTAGTTATAATTCTAATGGTCCAGATGACTATTATAGATTAGCATTTAGTTTCGTTGAAAAAACTTGGGAAAGAATGAATAGTTTGTTTGAAACATTCTATGAAGAATAGTATATTTGTGTAGTTTAGTGATGAGCAATCTAGGAGGTGAAAGCCTCCTTTTTTGTGTAACAAAGCAAAAGATTTAAGTTTTATATATATGGAGAAAACCATCATAGTCCCAACCTCGTTAAAAGATATAACCCTATATCAGTATTTGGAGTATGAAAAATTGCCTGATACATTGGATGAATTTAGTAGAGCAATTCAAACCATTAGTATTTTTTGTAATGTGACTACAAACGAAATAAGAAAGTATCCTTACAAAGTAGTCGAAGACATATTATCTAGTATTCAAAAAGCATTGTCCGAAGATTGTCCCTTTGAAAGAGTATTTGAATTTGAAGGCAAAAGGTATGGATTTGTACCAAATCTAGATGAAATGAGTACGGCTGAGTTTGTTGATATTGATAATTACCAAAGAGATAGAGATAACTTGTATAAGGTAATGTCCGTATTGTATAGGCCAATATATCAAGAGGAAGGTAAAACCTATGATATTGTCACATATGATGGTAAAATCAATGAAAGTTTTAGAGAATTGCCAATGACCTATGTAAAAAATGCCATTGTTTTTTTTTGCAATTTAGGAATAGACTTGTTGAATTATATAAAGAAGTCTTTAGTGGAGGAGAAGCCGAAGGACTCAGTAATGCTGGAGTTACAGCGTTTGGCAAAAAATGGGGATGGTATGGATTCCTTTATGGTTTATGTGGAGGAGACATACTCAAGATTGATGAAGTGGTACGCCTCCCTATACACAAAACATTATTGTGGCAGAGTTACATACTTGACCTACAGGAAGTTCAGAAATCAGAATTAAACAAAATAAATGGAAAGAGATAAAAACCATATAGGCACAGTTATAAATTATTTCAAGGATGTTGCTACTCATATGGGGGCTAGATTTAGTCATGGCAATATTACCGAAATGAATTTTAGAAGTGCCTTAGTATATCCGTATATTCATATAAATATTGGTCAAGTAAGTGTTACTAATCAAGTAGTTTCGTTTAGTATAAACTTGTTAGTAGCAGATAGAGTTAATACAATTACTACAGAAAACCAAGGATTGAATGAGCAATTGCTTTATGATGAAATAGGTTATACGGAGAACAATAACTATGCAATGGTTTTGCAACAATTGTATGTTGACCTTGTAATTTCATTAAGGAAGTATGAAGAGCTGTACTATAATTCGTTGGAAATTCTAAAGCCATATAATTTGACTCCATTTGAGGAAAAGTATGATGATGTATTAGCAGGTTATACATGTACAATCAATATTGAAGTTGTTTCACCAATTGTAACCGATGGATTTTGCTAATACAAATAAAGTATTGAGAAACATGGCGGTGTTTCAAGCAAACCAAATGAGAATTAATTTGGGTGCTAAAGTAACTCGTAAAGTGTATAGGTCTCAATGGCAAAATGGTAATCCTAAAAATGTTACTGTTAAAACAATAAGAGCAAACCATATTGCTAGTGGTCAATTGGTCAATAGCATAAAACCAACCTATGAAAATGGGGAATTTGGTGTTTCTATGTTAGATTATGGGTTTAATGTAAATGATGGGAGAGACAAAGGCAAAGGTATACCACCTGATGTTATGCTTAATTGGACTAGTGTTAAAGGTATTAGGCCTAGAAATTTAATAAATGGTCAATTTATAAAAAATACTATGAACAATCGTAAAGCCATGGCATTTTGTATGAATAGAAAGATTAAGTTTTTTGGTATTGAAGCATTTCCTTTTATTGATATGAGTGTTGATGTAACTGAGGAGAAATTCGAAAATGATTTAAATGATGCATTAGAGAATGATGTATATGATTATGTAAAAAAAATATTTAAAGAGTAATGCCAACAAGTATAATAGTTCAGCCTAGTAGTATAAAAGGTGCATATAGTTCAATGTTGTATCAGGCTTATGATACCTCATATGCTAGTTCAGGGTTTTATTACCAATATAAAGTATATGTATGGAGTGGTACAACAGCAATACCTGCCACACCGATTGCAACAATTCAAAGATTGCCCGATGTATATGCTAGTAATAGAAGTTTCATAGATATAAGTAAGATTGTTACACAATATATCCAAACGGAATGGTTCACAATAGGTGCAAGTAACCCTACAATTAGTTTAGGTTCTGTATATGCATGTGTAAAAGTACAAGGTATATGGAGTGGAGGGTCTAGTGTTGAGATAACTAGTAATGTTATATTAGCGACTAAAGGCTATGAATACACTTTAGATGGATTTAACCAAGCAACTAGTAAGAGAGTATTAACGGATAGAAGTACATTATATTTGACTACCGATACAGCATATGATTATTTATGGTATGATGCAACTAAGATAACAAGTATAAACATTGGTGCAACAGTAGTTACTCCTAGTGCAGTTACAAATAGTAGTAACTATATACAAAGTATTGAGTTAAGGTCTAGACTAACTACTGCAGGATTATGGGGGCAAAATTGTGATATTGTTTTTAACTATAGTGGTGGTAGTCAAACTATTAATGTAGTATTTGATTGTGTAAACAAGTATGGATGTCTTTCTTTATTTTATAAAAATAGATATGGAGTAATAGAATGTCTAAGTATGAATGCTTTAAGTAAAGTTGCAATGACAACTACTAAAGAGAACTTTTACAAAGGAGTTTATGCTCAAGCAAATATGGCAGATGCATGGTCTTATGGGGTTAGAGTTAATTCGTTGTATAACATACAAGGCGTATATAAATTATTAGCGAATACAAATTGGATTACAGAGTCTTATGTAAATATCGTTCAACAAATACTTTTGAGTGATGTATGCTATGCTATATACGATTCTAAGACTTATGCTTGTCAGATAAGTGATTCGTCAATGGATAAGAAAACTTACAAGAATGATAAGTTAATTATGTACACCATGAATTTTGAATTTGCTCAACCTTTAATCAATAGCATAGTAAGATAATGACCTATTTTAGTATAATTATAGATGGATATCTTGTAGACTTGTATGAAGATGAAAGTGTACAATTAAATAGACAGATTAAAGACTATTCTAAGATAGATACAGTATTTACAGACTTTTCGCAAAATTTTACGATACCAGCAACGGACAATAATAACGCTATATTTCAAAATTTTTTTGATGAGAATGTTTTGTTACAATCATGGAATCAAAATTATGCATTGAGTTCGCAAATATTTATTCATGGCTTACCTGTATTTAATGGGAAAGTTGAATTGCTTGAAGTCAAGTTTACTGATGGTTTGCCAAGTAGTTATAATATTGTATTTTATGGTCAAGGTAAAAATGTTCTAGTTGAATGGGGTGATAAGACATTACCTGAAATAGATTGGAGTTCTTATGACCACATGATGATGACTTCATTAGCATTATCATCTTGGTATGGAGGTTTGTTAGGTGGTTCAATTGTATGGGATTTAAAAGATTATGGTTTAGGCTATAATTGGAGTACGGCAAATGTTACCAATAATATAAGAAAAGCAAATACAATCAATTGGCAAGACCTTAGACCTAGTATTTTGCTTAAAGATATGATTACAAACATATTTGTTAGTGAAGGATTTACTCTAGGAGGCTCTTTGCTTAGTAGAAGTGAGTTTACTAATTTGTATGTCACGCCAATGAATGTTGCTGGTCCGTATCGTAATAATATAACAGGCACATTGTATGGTAATTTTGTTGCAGATAATGGTGGTTTATTGTATAATATATTTAGACCTACTAATACACAAGCAACTTGGTTCACATTGCCCGTTGGTTCTAATATTGTTTCGGGGAATACTAGTGGTGCATGGAGTACAACTAATTATGAATACACATGCCCAGAAAATGGGGATTACCAATTTGAAATCGATATTATAAGTTATAATCCATTGCCGACAACTTTTACGCCTAGATTAAGTATTAAAGCCGTTGTCAATAATAAAGTATATGGATATTTTAGAGCAGGCGATAGTGCTTATTGGGCAGGTAGTGGTCCAGAAAGTTTTCTTATTAAGAATCTAAATAAAGGTGATATTGTTAAATTGATTTACAATACACCTATAAATGCAACAGTAAATGGTACTTTTAGTTGTACATGGTCACCACCTACATATCAAGTATATGTAGTAATGGCTAATGTAATGCCTGAGATAAAAGTTAGTGAATTTTTTGAATCGGTGTTACAAACCTTTAATGCAGTCTTAGTACCAACAGGATTAAATTCATTTGAGTTACATAATATAGATGATTGGTATGCTAGTGGTCAAAATGTAGAATACACAGAGTTTATAAATTTCAAATCGTTGACTCACAAAAAGATGCCTATTGCTAATTTTGTTTCTATGGAACATGAAAAAGGAGAAACAATAGCACAAACATTTTTTGCTAATACATACAAGAGAGAGTTTGGTAGTGTGACTTTTAAACCTGATGTTGATTTTGCTGATGAGCCAATTGAGTTTAAGACAAAATTCCAAATTAACCCAGTAACTATTTTAAGAAAGGTTAACCAAAATGGAATTGTACTAGGAGACACAGATTTGGAAATCCCTTTCCTAATTGATAAAGAAGGCAAAGCAATTCAACAAAAGTTGAGTTTGTTCTATTTTTGTGGAGTTGTACCATGTTCTTATCAATGGTATTTTGGTGGCATTGCATTGAATACTTATCCAAAGAGTAGTACATTTAGTGCTAATGTAAGTGGAGGCTATAGTTTAGGTTTTGGTTTGGAGAACAATAGATTTGGTGATATGCCTGCAAATACTTTGTATTTCAATTTTTGGAATAAGTATATAAGTAGATTGTATTCAACTAGAAGTCGTATTGTTATAGTTGATGCAGTATTACCTGTAGGAGTTTGGTTAAATATGAAACTAAACGATAATGTTGCTATAAGTGGTAATTATTACAAGATTCAAAAAATCCAATATGATTTACTTAGTCAACAAGCAGTTATCGAATTGATAACCTACCCTAATGTGAATATATTGCAAGTTACAAGCACTTCAGGTAACAAGCCTACATTCAATACTATAGTTGGAACTGATGGTGGTAAGACCTTTATAGATGGTAATCCTATTAAGAAAGGTATTGGTAATGCTATTTTACAAGGTGGGATATTTGCAACGGATTCGGTTGACCCAATTAACATGAATAATTCGTTGACCTATGAATTGATTAGTGTAAGAGACAATTATATACCAACGCTTAGTTTAAATAAAGTTAGTGTATGGTGGTATAATTTGCAGCCATGGAGTTTAACCCCAGTACCTGCTCCAATTTATTTAGGAGAATCAGGATTTGAAGGTGATAGTTCATATTATACTATAGACTTTTTGAATAGTCAAGTTACAATCAATAGTACAGGTCAATATCGTTTTATAGGTGCAATTACAGTAGATGTTCCTGCAAGTCATTGGTTAGCATTATATATAAGTATAGATGATATTGAAACTGAAGCCTATCAAGAGGTTAATGGTAATCAAGTGCATAGTGTATCATTGTATGGTAGTGCAACCATAGGAGAAGGTTCTAATGTACAGATTCGTGCAAATACATTAGATGGTGGGACACATGTTGTAGATTTTTTAAGAAGTTCGTTAATAGTTGAAAGAATAATATGATAAATGAAATTATAAGATTAGTACAATCGAATGATTGGGTATTGGTATCAGAAAATGTAGAGATTGCTAAAGGCAAGTATAAAATCAAAACTAGAAAAGAGAGGGTTCAGTATAAATTAAAAAGAGGGTTTATAAAATTATGTCTAAGGAAGTTAAAGTTAATTTAAAAGCCAAAGCCGAAGGGTTTAAGGAAGCACAAGATAGTGTAGATAATTTAGGTAATAGTGCCAATAAATTTGAAGGTTTATCAGGCAAGTTAGATAAATTAGGGAATAGTGTAGGTCAATTACCTGGTCCTGTTGGTAATGCCACAAAATCATTTACCGACTTAGGCAAACAATTGTTGCAATTGTTAAAAAATCCTGTTGTATTAGTCATTACAGGTTTAGTAGTTGCATTTAAAACTTTGTATGAGGCGTTAAAGTCAACTGAAGAAGGACAAGATAGATTAAATAAAATAACAGGTATATTTAAGGCTATCATTTCACCAGTAGTTAAGATAGTACAAGACTTTGCTATATTTTTAGCAGATAAGTTTATTGTAGTATTAGAACAAGTAGCAAATTTATTTGGTATAGCAGGTGATGAAGCAAGTAGTTTAGCAGATAGTATTAAGGAGGTCAATGATGCAGAAGATGAGTTAGCCGTAAAAAGAGCAAAACAAAATAAAGACTTAGCAGAAACGAAGGAAATCTTGAACGATACTACCAAAAGTGTTGATGAAAGAAGAAAAGCATTAAAGAAGGTACAAGATGCAGAAACCGAATTGGCTGCAGAGCAAGTTCGAATTAATAAAAAGAAGATTGACAATATTAAAGAGGAGATTAAAAGAGATGGCGAATCAAAAGAACTTAAAGATAAATTAAAAGAAGCCACTATTGGTCAAATAGATGCAGAGGCAGACTTGTCTAATAAGAAGTTACAATTTTCTAAAGTGTCTAAAGCATTAGATAAAGAAGAACAAGCAAATGCAAAAGCAAAGAGTGATAAAGCAAAAGAAATAGCAAAAGAAAGAAAAGCATTATTAGACCAAGAATTAAAAGATAGAATAGAGATTGCCAAAAAAATTAGAGCATTAGAAGATAAAGCAGAATTAGATGCTATAGATAATGAAAGAGATAGAGCAATTAAACAATTGCAATTTCAAAAAAGGGATGCTTTAGTTGAATTGAATGAGTCAAAGGCTAATGCAAAAGAAAAGGCTAAAATTAAAAAACTTATAGATGAAGAGTACATAAGAGATAGTCAAAAAATCTATAAAGATGCTGCTATTAAAGATGCTGAAGCAGCAAAAGCATTGTTGTTAAAACAAGAACAAGAAGCCAAAGATAGACAAAAAGCGGAAGAAGAGGCTATTGACATGAAATATGCTAAGAGAAAATTAGCAAGTACAAAAGCAATTAATAATGAGAAAGATTTACAAGATACATTAGCACAAGATGAAAAGAATAGATTGTATGATATATTAGTATATCGTAAGAGTATTGGAGCAGAGACATTAGATATAGAACAAAAGATTGCAGAATTTAGACAAGCAGAAAATGCAAAACAAATTGCTAATGAAGAAGCATTGTTAGAGAAGAAAAAGCAACAAATGGCTTCATCGTTAGATGCTACTAAGCAATTTTTTGGTGCTGTAGCAACTATAGCAGGTGAATCTAGTAAAGCAGCAACTGCCGCAGCAATTGGTACAGCAATTATTGATACATATGTAGCAGCAAACAAGGCTTTGAAATCGGATGTTCCTTTTCCGTTTAACTTTATATTGATGGCTAGTACATTAGTTACAGGTTTTGCCAATGTCAAAAAAATATATGATGAGGCAAGTAAAATGGGAGCAGAAACTGGTGGAGGTTCAGTAGGAGGTGCTAGTGCAGGGCCTTCTATTAGTATAGCAGGAGGTCAAGTAGATAATGCTACTCAATTAAGTAAGTCTGTTGGTAATGCAGTAAATAGACCTACAAAGGCTTATGTTGTTGGCAATGATGTTAATTCACAACAAAGTTTAGATAGGAGAATAACACAAAATGCAACATTAGGAGGGTAATAAATTTTATTAGTATGCAAAAGAAAGGCAAAAGAATAGAGTTTGGTAAAATTGATGATGTTGAAAATATGGTTAAAGGACTTTCAATGTCATTGCCAGATTTAGAAACTAAACTAAATGAAATTCAATTGAAGGTTAAATCTAATTTAGATGGATTAAATAGTATGTCTACAGAAATGGACATGTTAGAAAAATTGTCTAAAGGTATTGGAGACCAAAGTGTAATTGATAGAATTGCTAGAGGTAAAAAACTATTAGCAGAAAAAATTAGTTTGTGTAATAAATTGTTTTCAAGAATTAAGTAATGCAAATTTTAGAATTAATATTGGATGAGCAACAAATGTCTAGTGGCATAGATGCTATTAGTATTGTAAAATCCCCTGCAATTGAATCCAATTTTATTGCCCTTAATAACCATAAAGTAAAGTTCGCAACAGTCGACTCAGAGAAAAGAATATTGTTAGGCCCAGCATTAGTCCCTAATAAACCTATCTATAGAAACCAAGATGGTCAAGAATTTTATTGTTATTTTTCTAGAAGTACTGTTAAGAAAGCAAGTGAACTTTATTTACAAAGAGGAAACCAAAACCAAGCAACTTTAGAACATGCCGTAAAGATTCAAGGTTTATGTTTGGTAGAAACTTGGATTAAAGAAGACATGGAAAAAGATAAGTCAGCATTATATGGAATGACTGACCCAATTGGAACATGGATGGTTGCTATGAAAGTTGAAAACAATGAAGTTTGGAATGAATATGTTAAAACTGGATTAGTTAAAGGTTTTAGTATAGAAGGTTATTTTGTAGATAAAAGTACAAAGTTATCTAATCAAATATCTAATGAAGATAGATTGCAACAAGTTATGTCTATCTTGACCGAATACAAAAATGTAACAAGTAAATAGTATAAAGTTTTATAGTTATGAATGCAGAAACCACATTGAATAGAGTTATGATTGCATTAGGCTTGAAAAATCAAGACGAAATGCATAAAGTAGAACTAGAGCAAAAAAAGACTGAAGATGGTCAAGCCATTTTTGATGCTGAAAAGTTTGAAGTTGGTAGTCCAATATTTGTTGTTACTCAAGATGGTAACATCCCTGCACCAATGGGAGAATATGTAATGGAAGATGGCTTAGTAGTATCAGTAGATGATAAAGGATACATTGCAGAAATTTCTACTAAAGAAGAAGAAATTGCCCCAGAAGAAGAAACCGCTATGCAAAATGACCCAATGAAAGAAGAGACAGGTAAGCCTGTTGCTTCAGAATCTAGCATGGAAGCAAAGCCTAAAAAAATGACCGAAACCACAAGTAAGATTATGGAATATAGTTCAGATAAACTAGTTGAATTTGAAAAATCACTAGAAGCAATGAAGATGCAATTATCAGCATTGTCACAAGAAAATGAAGAATTAAAGAATAGATTAGCCACCGAAGAAGCACCTCGTACTTTTCATTCACCTGAAGCAAAAGTAGAGAAGTTGCAATTTAAGATTGGCGAAAGAAGACAAGAATCTGTTACAGACAGAGTATTTAACCAATTGTTTAACTAAAAAAAGAAAATAAAATAAAGATGAAAGACTTAAAAAATATCAAGTTATCTGGTCCTACAGTATCTCCGAATACATATGCAGGTCAGTTTAGTGGCAAATACATTGCCGCAGCCCTTTTAAGTGGTGAGACACTTTCAAAGGAATTAATTACTGTTCACCCAAATGTTGCTTACAAAGAAGTAATTCGTAATTGGCAAAACACAGTTGCTGTAACCGCAGCGACTTGTGATTACACCGATTCAAGTACTGTATCATTAGGTGAGTATGTTTTAACAACTACAGAATTGCAAGTAAACTTAACTTTGTGTAAAAACAACCTAAGAACAACTTGGGAAGCAGCACAAGCAGGTTATAGTGCATTTGAAAAATTGCCTAGTTCATTTGAAGAGTTTTTATTAGCACAAGTAGCAGCCGAGGTTGCTCAAACAGTAGAATTAGGTATTTGGAAAACTAATACATTCTATACTGGTGGTATGGTTCAGTATTTGATTGACAATTCAGCAATCACTAGACCATTCGCAGGTGCTACTACAGGTTCAAATGTTGTTGCTCGTATGCAAGAAGCATTAGATTACTCTCCTGCAGCATTGTATGGTAGAGAAGGATATCAATATTATGTTGGTCCAGCAACAATGAAAGCGTATCAAGCAGCATTATCTGCAGGTAATTATAATTTCCAATTCTATGTTGGAGAAAAACCAATGAATTTCCAAGGTATTCCTGTGACTATGTGTCCTGGTTTAAATGATTACGATTGTGTATTAGGTTTAAAATCAGATTTACACTTTGGTACAGGTTTATTGTCAGATTACAACCAAGTTCAACTGTTAGATATGTCTAATATCGATGGCAGTCAGAATGTGAGAACAATCATGCGTTTCACTGGTGGTTTGTTAGCAACTAACCCAACTCAACAAGTTGTTATCAATGTAACCTAATAGATAGTAAAGATTTAGATTGAATATGGGAGGGTATAATCCCTCCCTTTTTTTTAAAATTAATAAAATAAAATAAAGATATGGCATGTAATACAATTGATGCTCGTTTAGAGCCATGTAAAGAATACCTTGGTGGGATACAAGGAATGTTTTTAATCCCTTATGTTTGGAGTGATGTTATCACTGTAAATGTAGATGGTGCAGTAAGTAAAATTGCCCAAAGTGGTGGTGTTACTAATGTTACAGGTTATTTTTGGGAGTTAAAAGGTGCAAACACTTTTGCAGATACGATTACCTCTAGTAGAGATAATGGTACTACTTTCCATGAATCTAACTTGACTGTTAAATTTAAGCCAAAGTCACAAGCAACACCTTGGTATGATACCAAAGATGTTGAAACACTTGCAACTGGCCGTTGGAGAGTTGTAGTATGGGATAGAAATGACAACTTTTGGTTATTAGGCGAAGAGTTCGGTTGTGATGTTACTACAGGTAGTGAAGATTGGGGTGTTGCATTAGGTGATGCTCGTACTTATACATTGTCATTTATTGCACAAGAGAAATATGGTCCAAGACCTTTAGCATCTGTGACATATGCAGGTTTGAGTACAATTTTTACAATTGACGCCACACCATAATAGAGTGATTATATATATAGAGAGAGGGGCTTATGCCCCTTTTTTTGTGTAACAAAGTTTGTGTTTCTTGTTTTATAAGTATGGTTATCAATAACAGTACTACTAGTATAAGTTTTAGACCTTTGATTTATTTCGATGGTAACCCTGTAAACTTGTATATAGAGCATAAACCAACAAAGACTACAATAACATCATTGAATGTAGTTCCTAGTATAAATGGCACTCTAGTTACTCTAAGTGTACCTAGTTTAGCAAGTATCAATAGTGTTGCTAACCAATTAGATGAATTGAATGTTAGAGTTATTCGTAATAATGTCATGTTATTTGAGTATCTTGCATATTGGGTAAGTGGTAGTTTGAATCAATACAAGCAATGGAAATCTTGGACAACTACTGCGGATAATAGTAAGAATTGGATTACAATGTAATGAGAAAAGTAAAAAAAGCACCTTCGTACCACATTATTAATATGGCTTCGTATACAAGTCCTAGTATTGTTGAGCAAAACAATAAGGATTGGGTAGAATACGGAGAAGACAATAATTATTTTCAGTATTTGATAGATTTGTATTATGGTTCACCAACTAATAATGCATGTATTAAAGGTAAGGCTGACTTAGTTTATGGCAATGGCCCAGAAATAGTAAAAGCAGATAGACACTTAAAAGGCTATCTTGATTTTAAGATTATTTTTGGGGATGAACAAGTAAAAAAATGTGTAATGGATTTAGTAATGTTAGGCATGTGTGCTTTTCAGTTAGTGAAATCCAAAGATGGTAAAAAATATGTTAAAGCGTACCACTTTCCTATACAAACATTAAGACCTCAAAAGGCTAATGATAAAGGAGAAGTTGAGAAATGGTATTATTGCCCTGATTGGAGTAAAATGAAAAAAGGTTACAAGCCTCAAGAGTTTGCAGCCTTTGGTTATGATGATAGTGCTAAAGAATGCATGTATGTCATTAGACCATATAGTACAGGTAATTACTATTTTAGTCCACCCGATTACCAAGGTGGCACTCAATATTGTGAATTAGAAGGTGAAATTAGTAATTATCATTTAAATAATATAAAGAATGGTTTAGCGCCTAGTATGTTGATTAACTTCAATAATGGTGAGCCACCCGAGGAGACTAAAGATGCAATTGAGGCACAAATCAATGCAAAGTTTGGAGGTTCTAGTCGTTCAGGTACTGCAATTATTGCTTTTAATGATGGTAAGGAAAATGCCGCAGACATAACACCTGTTGCATTAAGTGATGCACATAATCAGTATCAATTTTTAAGTACCGAATGTGTAGACAAGATTTTATTAGCACATAGAATAACTAGTCCTTTGATATTTGGTGTTAAAAATAGTGGTAGTGGATTTTCTAGTAATGCCGATGAGTTAAAGACTGGTTTAAATGTATTTGAAAATATCGTAATTAGACCTTTTCAGCAATTATTGATTTCAGCATTTAATGAAGTGTTGTTGTTTAATGGTTACATGGTTGATATTTACTTCAAGTCATTAAATCCATTAGATGTTGTTGAATATGGAGTTGATACTCCAAAAAAAGTGGCTATGTCTAAAATAGAAGACACTAAGATTGAAATGTCTAATGAAGATGAAGAACATTGGATTAGTCATTTATCAAGTGTTGGTGAAAAGATAGATTTAGATGAGTGGGAATTAGTAGATGTTCAACAAGTTACTGATGATGAGCCATACAAATTTGCTTATGATAACCCTAGTTTAAAAAGTAAAGATGATAAAGGTATTTTCAAAATTAGATATAGATATGGCCCACATGTAACTAGTGACAATAGTAGAAAATTCTGTAAAGAGATGGTTTCTATGTCTAAAAGCAATGTTGTATTTAGAAGAGAAGACATTGACATCATGAGTTTTAATGGTGTAAATGGTCAATTTGCCCCTGAAGGTTCAAGTAATTATAGTATTTGGAAATTTAAAGGAGGTGTATATTGTCATCATCAATGGGAAAGAGTAACATTTAGAAGAAAGTATCAAGAAGGTAAAGGAGGTAAAGTATTGCCGTTAACACCAAGTGAAAAAAATAGTGATAAGAGAGATATGAAAAATTACACACCTGTAAGTAATGATAGTGCTGACAATGAAGGTGTTCCTTTCAATCCACCTAGTTGGGATACAGCAAGTACAAAGACAATAGATTTACCAAACCGAGGCAGTTTAAAGAATAAATGATATGCAGATAAATGACAATGTTCTTTTAGTTACAAAAGAAGACTTATATAAGTATACTCAATTAAAGGCAAATGTTGACATTGACCATATCAGTCCGTTCATCAAGGTTGCACAAGATATTGAAATTCAAAGTGTTTTAGGTACAGTATTGTATAGGAAGATTTTAAATGATGTTCTAACAAATACACTTAGTGGTAATTATTTGACATTGGTAAGTACCTATATACAGCCTATGTTAATTCACTATGCTATGGCAGATTTTATCCAATTTCATGGATATGAAGTGAGCAACGCTGGGATCTTGAAGAACAATCCCGAAAATACAGTAGTGCCTGACAAGGGCGAGATAGATATTTTAGTAAAGAGATATAGACAAATAGCAGAAACTTATAGAAGAAGACTAGTAGATTATATTACATTGAATGTTAGTCTTTACCCTGAGTACACCGCTTATCAAAATGGTGGTGAGTATCCGTTTAGCACTCCAACAAATTACACAACATGGAATTTATGAAGAAGATGCAATACAAACCTAAAGAAGATAATATAAAAAAATTGAAGCAATATTTTAGTAAAATCGTAAAGTATGAAAATGAGAAAAATAACAAAAGTGTATCTACACTATTTAAATAGTCTTGATAATTTAAAAGGCTATCATTTTATTCTAAGTGAAATGATTATTACACCTATGAGTATTTCGTTAGCAAGTGAGATTGACAATGATATAGAGGCTTTGCACATAGCAAGTTTGTATTCAGAAGAAATCCCAAAAGAAGCAACTATGATAGTTGAAGCATTAGATTTAAAATGCGAGATTCAAGTAGTTAATGAAGTAACCACTAAAAAGTCGACCAAAAAATAGTGAGAATAATTGTATTAATAATATTGTTAAGTTCATGTAGTGCTAATTGGCACTTAAAAAGAGCATTAATCAAAGACCCGTCTTTGTTTAGGCCTAGAACTTATGTTATTGATACAGTAATTGTAAAAGATTCATTTACTAAGGTTGATACATTTACCCTAAATGAAGTTGATACCTTTGTAACAGACACTGGTAAAGTTCGATTGACTATTTATAGAAATAGAAACTTCTTTAAAACTAAGATTGAAGTAAAGAGTGATACTATAAGAATTAAAGAGTCAGTTGAAATGCCACCACAAATAATTTATAAAGGTAGTAAAGGTGAATCTAAATGGTATATGGCAATAATTAGTTTTTTAGTAATAGTAATTTTGAGTATATTATGGAGAAGAAATTGGTAACCCCTAGTAGAACAAGTCCAAAGCCTGGCTCTGGTCGTGCTTGTTTATGTAAAGATAAGCAAACATATGATAAGAAATGTTGCGATGGTTCTTTATGGGCGCAGGGTATTGGACAAATTACTAAAACATTGCCATAGAATAGTAACAAAAACAAGAATTAATATTTTATAAGTATGAGTATTTCAGGAAGTTCGTTCAGTGCAGGATACACAGGTTGTAAAGTTGTTGCAAACACTTCAGTTACCACAGGTATTTGGAGAGGATTTGTAGTAAATGCAGATTGTGTTGTTTCTGCCTTATTAGATAAAAATGGTGTAAGTTTAAATAGCACTATTGCTTTTAGTGGAGTTACATTAAAACAAGGTGCTTTTATTTGTGTACCTGATGGTGATTGGATTAGTTCAATCACATTAACTAGTGGTTCTGTTATATTATATAATGCATAATGTTTGTAGGTATTGGTGTAAGAATAAAGCCTTATGTTTCATCAGTGCCGTTTTCACAATTGCAATGGCAGTTGATTTTAACACAATGGCAAGATATAAACGAAACATGGAATTTATAGTATGGGAACAAGTTTAAATGGGTTAACCCCTTCAGCGACCTACCAAGGTCTTGTCAAATTTGGTGATAATAGTGTAATAGGTGCTAGTCTTAAATATCTTAGCGATGGTCAAGGTAATGATTTGCCTATTAGTGTTGCATCAACAGGTGTTGGGATTAATACTATTACTAATTCTGCATTATTAAGTATTCAAGGCACTGGTAATACTAATGCAACTAGTTCTATTAATGTTTTTAATTCTGTTGGCACTTCTATATTTCAAGCAAGAAATGATGGGTATATTTTTGTCCCTAATTTTACTGCTCAATATAATGTAAACTCGATGAATGGTTCATTTAGTTCTCAAGTAAATATTGGGAGTCCAACTGTATCAGGTCAAAAATTAGGAGTTAGAGGTTCGGGTTCAACATCAGCAACGACATCATTAATAGTACAAAATAGTTTAGGGAATAGTGTTTTAACTTGTACTGATGATGGTAAAGTATATGTACAAAGCAATTCGTTTACAGTAAGTGGTTATTCAGCAAGAATAAATAATTTACAATTAGGTTTAATTGGTTCAAAAGTAATATCAGCAACAGGCGGAGATTCGAGTATAAATATAGATGCTGGTGGGATAGGGATTTCAGGTGCAACTGCATTAACCCCAACTGCAAGGCTTCATGTTAAAGGGAATGGTTCAACGAGTGCAACGACTTCTTTTTTAGTACAAGATAGTGCAGGATTAAACGCATTTTATGTAAGAGATGATAGATTTGCATGGTTTTCTAAAGAAGTTACTGTTGGTGGTAGTTCATCAGCAAGTATAACTATGGGTACGGGCGGTTCTAATAATCCTTATATTAATGCTTTTGGTAATGGATTAGAATTGACAACATCGGGTTCGTATGGAGCAAGTTCTAATATTCAATTTAGACCACAAGCAAATTGGAGTGTAGTAAGTACAACAAGTGGTACTGGTGTTTTTGCAATAAATACCGATGGTAATAATGAAAGGTTAAGAGTAACTCAAGCAGGTAACGTTGGTATAGGAACGACAACACCAAATCTTTTAGGTGTTTCAAAGGAATTAACTCTTGAGTCTAAAAGTGCTACAAATCAAGTTGCTATGAATTTATCGGGTTACGCAACTACAAGTGGTACAATTGGTTCATTTTTACAATTTTATAATAATGGTAATAGAGTAGCATATATTGGAAGTGCAAGAGGCTCGGTGGATAATTCATCAGATTTAATTTTTGCAACTGCAAATGCAGGAACTTTAGCCCAAAATATGGTTATTTCTTCTGCAGGTAATGTTGGTATTGGGAGAACCTCACCTGCCACAAAGTTAGATGTAAACGGTATAATAAAGGTTGCAGGTAACGGAGGTGGATATGTAGAGGGGTATAGAGTAATTTGGGAAACACCCGATACACATAGAGGCATTGGTGCAAACTCGTTTCAGATTGCGAATGTAACATCACAAGGAATGACATTTGGATGTTCAAATAATCAGTTTGCAGTCCTTAACTCATCGGGTAATTTTGGTATAGGAACATTATCACCTACTTCAAGGCTTCAAGTTCAAGGTAGTGGAACAACAAGTGCAACATCAAATTTATTATTACAAAATAGTTCAGCAACACAATTAGTTAAAGTTACTGACGATGGTAAAATGACAATGGGTACGGGAACAACGGGAACTGCATTGTTAGATATTTCAGTTGGTGCAGGTTCTACACCACCATTAAGATTAAAAGGCTATTCAGATGCAGGAACATCTTATTTAATTAGTGCAGGTACTGAATCTTTTGCAGACAATTTTAAAGTTAAAATGGTAAACGGAAATGTAACTATGGGTACACAATTAAATGGTTACACATTCGGTTTAGAAACTTTTAATGGTGTTGCAATGCACATAGCAAACGCAGGAAATATAGGTATGGGAACAACATCACCAAATGTATCTGCTAAACTTGATGTAAACTCAACAACGCAAGGATTTTTGCCACCTGTTATGACAACCGCACAAAAGACAGCAATAACAACTCCTGCCGCAGGTTTGGTTGTTTATGATTCAACAACAAACAAGTTATGTTGCTACAATGGTAGTACATGGAATGATTTATTTTAAAATTTATGAAAGTAATACAAATTAACACAATCGTAGGATTAACTAGTGGTATTGACATCCCTAGTGGCTCAATCGTAACCATAGCAGAAGGCTATGCAGATGTAAAATCAACACAAGAAGGTTTAATCCCTTCACAAGTAGCCACTTTTTTATTCGCTTCAGCGGAAGCAATGTTAAGTGGTAAAGCAGCAATTCAAGGTATTGAAGATTTTAACCCTGTTTTTTCAGATTTAAAATTGACAATAGTAGATTTTCAAACAAAGCCTGCAGAAACTTTATTAATTGATGCCGTTTATAGCCAATTAGTAATTGTTTATGGCGAAAGCAATGTAGAGATAGTTACAATCTAATGAAGCATTTTAACGATAATACTGCAGACATATTGGCTACGACTAGTTTTGTTAGTACATTGGCTCATTATTCTATGATGTTTCAGCCTATAGTTAGTATGTTTGCAGGTCTTATTGCTATTGTATCTGGTTTGTTTGCTATAAGATATTACTATTTAAAGAGTAAAAGATATGGCAAAGGCGAAGAGTAAAGGAGATGTATCTAAGTTGTTCAAGGTAAAACCAAAGAAGAACAATAAAGGAGTACATTCAAAAAACAATAAGCCTGATAAGGCGTATAGAGGACAAGGTAG